TCTTCTGCTTCGCGTCGTGGTGATGGTTGTTGCGCTAAAGGCAAAACTAAAGGTCGAATGATATGAAAAAGAAACGGTTTGCAGATGGCGGCATATACGACTCAACAGACCCGTCAGGAAGTGGCATGTCTGGCAGTTTGCCTCCTTTAAGTCCTAGAGCAAAAAAAGACGACACTTATTACGATAAGTTACAAGATTTTTATCTTAAAAATACTTCTTCTGCTTTGCGTAATAAAAGAATACCAGACCTGACATTAAAAGATTTAGCTGAAGTTCCTAAAACAGCCGCTTTAACAGCCGGTTTGATTCCTGCAATTCCAATTGCTGGCTTTGCTGATGAGATTGTAAAAGGCAAAAAAGGCTACGATGCATACAAACAAAATCAACTGCGTGAAGATATTGTAGACTCGGAAGATCAGGCGCTTGGTCGTGCGCCCCCAATAATTCCGCCTTTTAAAAAACAGCCTTTAACCAAAGATCAAATTGCTGGCAAAGAAAAAGTTGAAAGCTTACGTCGCACATATGGTCCAAGCCAAGACGAAAGAGACCGCATGGCACGAAATGGAATGAAAAAAGGCGGTAAAGTTAAGGCAATGGCAAAGGGCGGAAGTGTATCTTCAGCTTCTAATCGAGCTGATGGCTGTGCCAGTAAAGGCAAAACCAAAGGTCGAATGGTATGAGAGCTTCTCGCGGTATGGGTGCAATTAACCCTTCTAAGATGCCTAAGCGTAAAGAACGCCGCGATGATACCGACTTCACTGAATATGCTGAAGGCGGTAAGGTAAAGTCTAAAGTAAATGAAGCAGGTAACTACACCAAGCCTAGTTTGCGTAAGCGTATTTTTAATAGCATCAAAGCTGCGGCGGTTCAGGGTACAGGCGCAGGGCAGTGGAGCGCGAGAAAAAGTCAGTTAATGGCTAAACGATACAAAGCAGCGGGTGGTGGTTATAAATGAGCAGCCTAGCAAAACCGCAGCAGTCTTTAAAAAATTGGGGTGACCAGAAATGGACAACCAAGTCAGGCAAGAAATCGTCTGAGACAGGCGAGCGGTATTTGCCCAAAAAAGCTATTGAGTCCCTTAGCCCTGCGGAGTATGCAGCCACAACTAAAGCAAAACGCACGGGTAAGGCGGCAGGCAAACAGTTTGTAGCCCAGCCTAAAAAGATAGCTAAGAAAACATCAGGGTTTAGATAATGGCTACATCAGGTTTAAACGCATTCAATCTTGATCTTTCAGAACTTGTGGAAGAGGCATTTGAGAGATGCGGACAAGAATTGCGTACTGGCTATGATTTACGCACAGCTAGGCGTAGTTTAAACATCCTGACAATTGAATGGGCAAACCGTGGCATTAATCTGTGGACAATTGATCAGGGATCGTTTCCGCTTGTTACAGGGCAGATTGCATACCCAATACCAACAGACACAATAGATTTATTAGATCAGGTCATTCGTACTGGGTCTGGCTCTAATCAAGTTGACATCAACATCACTCGTATATCTGAATCAACATACGCTACGATCCCCACAAAAAACGCTCAGGGTCGCCCTATTCAAGTGTGGATTAACCGTCAGTCTGGCAATACAAATGCTGTTGCATCAACAACTTTAAACGGTGCAATTACAGCTACAGACACCACAATTAACGTTGTATCAACGGTTAGCTTGCCATCTCAGGGCTATATTAAAGTTGATAACGAAGTTATTCTTTATCAAAACGTTAGCGGAAACCAGTTGTTAAATTGCTTTCGTGGGCAGAACAATACCACTGCCGCAACTCATTTAACTGCTGTATCTGTGTATCAAATATTCCTACCTAACGTAAACATTTTCCCCACCGCAAATGCTCCGGGCAATCAATACACGTTTGTATATTGGCGTATGCGTAGGTTGCAAGACGGTGGTGGCGGTGTAAACACGCAGGACATTCCTTTCAGGTTTATCCCATGCCTTGTTGCAGGGCTTGCTTATTATTTGAGTTTAAAACTGCCAAACATGGATATGAATCGTGTTGGCGGGTTAAAAATAGATTATGAACAACAGTTTCAACTAGCCGCAGACGAAGATAGAGAGAAAGCATCTATTAGATTTGTTCCACGCAATATGTTTTATTGAGGTGAGTTATGCCCTCTAAATACGCTAGTGGTAAACATAGTATTGCGGAATGTGATCGTTGCGGTCAGCGGTATAAGTTAAAAGAATTAAAGAAATTAGTTGTAAAAACTCAGATATATAACGTCAAAGTTTGTCCTAGCTGTTGGGACCCCGATCAGCCGCAGTTGCAATTAGGCATGTATCCGGTTAATGATCCGCAAGCTGTGTATGAACCAAGACCAGATGTAAGCTACCAAGTATCAGGCAATAGCGGTTTACAGGTTGGGTTAACAGGCACAACAAACATTAATGACTATGGTGTTCCTGAAGGCGGCAGCAGGATATTTCAGTGGGGCTGGAACCCAGTTGGTGGCGCAATGGATGATGGGCTAACACCAAACGATTTAGTAGTTGATTGTCAGATTGGTACGGTTACAATAACGGTTACTTAGGAGCTTAAAATGGCTTATAAACGTGTTGCTGATGGCATAGCAAAGAAAGGCAAGACCGAAGGCAAAAACCTTGGCGACAATGGCGCTAAAGTCTTGGGTATGAAAGGTGGCAAAAAGGTTGCTGGTGTTTCGTCTGAGTCAATGAAATCAATGGGTCGCAATCTAGCCCGTGTTGCTAATCAGGGGTAATCATGGGTAAATTTAGCGCAAAAATGATGGGCAAAGAAGTTGGTGATGCTGGCATTTATGCCAAGCCGCACACAATGGATGGCAAGCCCTTGAAATTGTCAGAGAATATGCAAGACCCAAACTGTTTAAACGCTGAACAAAGTGGTCCTCGCACAGGCGCAAAGCGTGTTAGCGCAGGCAACCCAGCCCGTGATGATGTTAAGACGACCGGCATTGAGACTCGTGGCAACGGCTGTGCAACCAAGGGTCGTACGGCTCGTGGACCTATGTGCTAACTATGAATTACGCTCAACTTGTCACTGCGATTGAGGACTATACCGAAACAACTGAGTCAACTTTTGTTTCGCAGATACCCAATTTTGTGCAGCTTGCTGAAGAGCGTATTTATAACGCAGTTGATTTACCGTCTTTGCGTAAGAACGTATTAGGTTCGTTGACAGCTAACAACAAATACTTAGCTATGCCCGGTGATTTCTTATCGGTTTATTCGTTGGCAGTGATTAACGCTGCTGGGGAATACGAATACTTGCTAAACAAAGACGTTAACTTTATTCGCCAAGCTTACCCGCAGCCTACAGATACAGGCAAGCCACAGTATTACGCCATCTTTGGACCGAACAGCAGCTCCGTTAATGAGCTAACCATTATTGTTGGACCGACTCCAGACGCTTCGTATAACGTTGAGTTTCACTACTTCTACTACCCAGAGTCAATTGTTACTGCTGGTACGTCATGGGTGGGTGATAACTTTGAGTCAGCGTTGCTTTATGGTGCGCTGCGAGAAGCTGTTATTTTTCAAAAAGGCGAACCAGATATGGTTACCTACTACGAAAAAATGTACATGGAATCATTAGCCTTGTTGAAGAATTTGGGTGATGGCAAGTTACGCCGTGATGCGTATCGTTCTGGTCAGATAAGGTTGCCGGTGAAATAATGCCATTTACTGGAAACTACCTTTGCACAAGTTTTAAAGTGGGGCTGCTTGGCGCAAGCTTTGACTTTGCTACGCCAACAACGGATGTGTATAAGATTGCTTTGTATGACAACGCAGCAGCTTTTGATGCGTCAACCACGGTTTATACAACAAATAACGAGGTGGTTGCCTCTGGATATACGGCTGGCGGGGAAATTTTAACGCCTACAGTTAGTTACGATGGCACAACGTCTTTCTTGTCTTTTGCCAATGTGTCATGGACATCTGCTTTAACTGCCCGTGGTGCATTGATTTATAAGGTTGGCGGCTCAAGTATCTGCGTATTAGATTTTGGCTCTAACAAGACTTCTACATCAACATTTACTGTTGAATTTCCTGCTGCCAGCAGTACAACCGCCATTATTAGGCTCGCGTAAGGACTAAACATGTTTAACGATAAAACAACTTCTACAGACCAAATGACAGCAGGTTTAGTCATGGGTACACAATCTGGTGAAAAAGCCGCAGCCACAGGCTTCTACACCATTCAATGCTTTGACGCACAGGGCAACCTGAAGTGGGAAGCCAAGTCAAAGAACTTAGTAGTCAACGTCGGATTGCAAGACATGAACGCCAAGTATTTCACAGGCAGTGCTTACACAGCCGCGTGGTACATTGGGCTTTATGGTGCTGGTGCATCAAACACCCCTGCCGCTAGTGACACTATGTCTTCTCATGCAGGGTGGACAGAGGTTGTCCCTTACAGCAACGCTACACGCCCCGTATGCACGTTTGGCACACCTACTACGGCTAACCCCTCAGTGGCTACGAACTCAGCGTCTCCTGCCTCGTTTAACATCAATGCGACAGCAACGGTGGGCGGCGCGTTCCTGACAAGCAACAACACAAAGAGCGGCACAACAGGTACGCTGTTTTCGGCAGCAGACTTTGGCGCACCGGGCGACCGTTCGGTAGCTAACGGCGATGTTTTAAATGTAACTTACACGTTGTCTTTGGCAGGCTAATATGGCTGAGGGCGGCTGGAGTTCTGGCACTTGGGGTCAAGCTGGTTGGGGCATGTCAGTATATGATCGCTCGGCTAGTGAAACCGCAACGGCAACAGATACAGACGCAGCACAGCAGGAATTTGCGGGTTTAATTAGTGAATCAGTAACAGGCACAGATACAGATACTTCCGGCGACAACACGTTTAACCCAAGTTTGACGGAAACGGCAACGGCAACAGATTCTGCTGATAGTATTTTGGCGGCGATTGGTGGTGTTGTTTCTGAGACCGCCGCAGCAAGTGATGCGTTTGTAGCCAATGTAAATTTTGTAGTCTCGGTAGCAGAATCGTTAGCCGCAGCAGATGCCGTATCAAACGTAATGAGCTTTGCAGCAAGCGTGAATGAAAGTGTTGCGGCGCTAGACCAAGTTACCTCTTTGTTTTTGTGGAATTTAATAGATGACTCACAGAACGCAAACTGGCAAAATATCAATAACACCCAGTCCACAAGCTGGACAGACGTTGTAACGTAAGGATTACCATGACAACCGCTTATACCCCGATTCTTCAACTAGCCCTCCCCGTTACAGGCGAGTTAAATGGGACGTGGGGAGATGTGGTCAACAACAACATCACCTCAATGATTGAACAAGCCATTGCGGGTCTTGCCACAATTAACACTTGGACTACCGCTAGTCACACGCTAACTACTGCCGACGGAACCACAGACGAAGCACGTTGTGCAATCCTACAATGCTCAGGCACACCGGGCGCAGCAGCTACGGTTATCTGCCCTGCGTTGTCCAAGATTTACATCATCAAGAACTCGGTAACAGGCGGGTTTGCAGTCACGTTAAAAACCTCTGCCGGTACGGGAATTTCTGTACCTAACGGCGGCACAGCCCTGTTGTATTGTGATGGTACAAACGTGGTGAGTGGTGGTGGTTTAAACGGCGATGTTGTCGGTCCTGCTTCAGCCACAGATACAGCCATTGCGACTTTTGATGGGGTCACAGGCAAGCTCATCAAGAACAATGCAAGCGTGACCATTGCGGCTAACGTCATCACAGCACTGGGCTTCTCAGGTCCTTTGAATGGCACGGTGGGGGCGACTACTCCTGCCACGGCGGCAGTCACGACTCTGTCTGCTACAGGTGCAATTACTTCTACGCTTACGACCGGCACGGCTCCTTTGGTTATTGCATCGACCACTAAGGTAGCCAACCTGAACGTGGATCAGCTTGACGGTGCAGACTGGGCATCTCCTGCGGCAATTGGTTCAACTACCCCTGCTGCTGGTGCGTTTACAACGCTTTCAGCATCCTCAACGGTGTCTGGCGCAGGTATTACATCACTCTTTGCAAGCCCACCAGCGCTAGGTACTACCGCCCCTGCTGAAGTTAAAGTCACAGTTGGTTGGGCAGCTAACACCGCCTTGACTGACGCAGCCACCGTAGCTTGGGATACAACTAACCAAGTTGCCACTTTTACATTCGTATCAAGCAACCGCACTTTTGGCGCACCGACGAACCTGAAAAACGGGGCGTTCTATGCACTAGCGGTCATCCAAAACGCTGGTAGCAACACGCTTACGTGGAACTCGGTGTTCAAGTGGGCTGCGGGTACTGCACCTACGTTGTCTACCGCAGCAGGGGCAAAAGACTACTTTACCTTCCGCTCTGATGGCACAAACCTTTATCAACAAGGTATCTCACAGGCGGTGGCTTAATGTTTCCGATATTTGCGGGTAACTCTGCATCCACAGGCTACAACCTCACACGCTCGCTGCGGTTTAGGGCTAGTGCGAGTGCAACATTAAGCAAAACTTTTGCTACATCAAGCGATCAAAAAACATTTACGATTAGCGATTGGTTAA